ACTCGTCCAAGAAGATCCGCCCGCTTTGCTCGTCCAGCGTATATTCAGCCGCGCTGAATGCCGACGCTTGGTTCGCTCGGTTGTATGTGGAGAAGGTCGTGATGGACGCCACCGGAGGAAAGGGCAGGTCCAGAGTGTCGCCCCCGCCGAGGATGTAGGGCCGCGACGCAGTATGCACGCCGGGGCCTAGCGCCATGAGGCGATCATCCCCTCCTGCGTCGGTAAAGCCATCCGCTCGGAACACGAACGTCTCCGTCAGGATCGCGCGCCGTGTGTATTGCTTCACCGCTTCCGTTGCCGTGGTGACATATGCCGCGATGATAGCATCGTCCGCGCTGTCATTGACGCGCAGGAAGTCCTTCATGTCTGCCGTGCTGATAGCAGGGTCATCCGTCGATGCTGTGACAGTGATGGACTTGCGGTTGAACCTCATGGCTTCACCTTGCGCGGTCGGCCCCGCCTGCGCGCCTTGTTCTCGGGTGCCGGGGCTTCCATCTTGATCTCGACGGCACCCGCCTCGATCAACTGGCGCAACGTGGCGTCGTCCACTTGGTGAATGGTGTTGCCCTGCCAGACCTTGCCGCCGACAATCGAACGGCGCGTGATTTCCACTTTGTGCATCATGCGGGCCTATCTCCTATCAAAAAGGGCAGGGCCAGCATAACACCAGCCCTGCCCCTTGTCATTCTGCCATGCGCATCAGGTCGCGGCGGTGCCGCTGTCGATGGTCGCAGTGCCCATGCTGCCACCCATGCGCTTGATCGCGTGGGAGGTCACGGCGGCGTTGGTGCCGGTCGTGCCGACTGCCGTCATGCGCACGTAACGCTTGCTGCCGCGGTAGCCGATGGTTCCGATCAGCTTGTCGTCATCGTCGTTGGACGTGACGGTCAACGCGCTTTCCAGCCCGATCAGGTCAGCGTCCGCCACTGCCGTCGCGCCTGCGTCGGTCGTGTCGTCGCCTTCCTCGACCTGGAAGGAGAACCCAGACGCGGTGCCCGCATCCGTCACGGTGCCGGTGGACACGGTGAAGGTGAGGCTTTCCCACCCCTGCATGTCGATCCAGTCGCCTTCGGCCTTCGTGGTGCCGGAAAGGGTGGCGCTCAGCGCCAGCCCGTATTCGGCATCGTTGCGAGTGTCAAACTTCGCCATTGTCAGTCTCCTTTGCTGCCGATCAGGACGGCGTAACGCCGATCTTCAGGGCGTCGAAGTTGGTCACATCACCGCCGACGCGCTGCGTGGTGTAGTAGGTCACGAAACCCTTGTGGGTGAAGGGGTCGCGCAAGACCTGCAGGCCCACCCGGTCAACGATGGTATAGCCGACCGAGAAGTCGCCATAGACGACGCACAGGTTGTCGTTTCCGACCGCCTCCATGTCATCCATGAACACGACCGGCTTGCCCAGAAGCTGGATCGTCGCCTGTCCGTCGCGGAGAAGAACCGGGGAGAAGAAGAAGTTGTCGCTTCCCGCCAGCTGCAGCGCATTGCCGAAGGTGGCGCGCTTCATGCCCCAGACCGCGCCGGGCTGATATGCCTCCTTGAGCGACATTTGCACGTCGATCAGGTTGGCCGCGACCAGAGCACCGGACGCGCCCGCGTTGACCTGCTCGATCTTGTCCCGCTCATACACGCCAGCGGAGGACCATGCCGCATAGGTCAGGAAACCACGAGGCTTGTTGACGCCATCGCCCGACACGAAAGCCGAGTTCTGCGTGCGCGCGAATTTGTCCGCGACCTTCGTGGACAGCCACGCTTCAACGTCAAGGTAGCTGTCCTCGATCATCTCGGTCGTCATGCGCGGATCGGCTTCGATCTTGTGCGCGGCGATGACCTTCTGACCGATTGCCGGGGTGTCGGTTTGACCGCCGGAAGCGCCCTCGCCAACCCAGCGCGCGCCCGCCTCGTTGTCGTCGATCAGGATGTCGATGGACTTGGAGCCAGTGCGCTCCACGTTCGCCACCTGACGGAGCGGCGAGGTTTCAAAGACGCGGGACACGATCGTGTCGGACAACTCCGGGCGGACCAGATAGCCGCCGTCCGGGTTCACATCCGTGGACATGGCCTTGACTTCGACGCCTTCGGAGCCTGCCTTGAAGCCCTCCGGCAGCGTGCCGTTGGTGATGTATTGCTTGAAGGCGTCGCGGTGCTTTGCTTCGATCTCCGCATCCATGCCCTTACCGTCATGAGCGCCGGGGCGGTTCATTGCGGCTTCCAGCTTGGCGTTCTTCGCGTTCAGTTCGTCCACGCGCGCGATGATCTCCGCAGACATGCGGTCCATCTTCTCTTGCGTCAGAACGTCCTTCTGCGCCGCCTTCATGCCGTCCACCTCGGACCGCAGTTCGGCGAGCGGGGCGTTGATCTTCTCGACCAGCCCCTTGATTTCCTGAAGGTCAGACATTCGTCGTCTCCACTTTTCTCAGGGTTTCCATAAGTAGGGCTTTGAGTGCGTCAACGTCCCGTTGATCGTGCTCAGGAACGGGGGCGGCTGCGTCCCGCAGCACTTCCGCCCGCGCCTTCCATGCGCCACCCGCCATGGCCTTCGCCACGCGGTTCGAGTGACCCATCTCCTTGAGGGCGCGCTCAAGATCGCGCTCCGTCATCTCGTCGGCCTTCATCGCGTAGATGCTGGCAAGGCCGTTCATCGGGAAAGTCACCACAGACGTTTCCCAAATATCCAGCTTCGTCAGCTTGCGGTTGTTGCCTTCCATCTCGTAGTCGAGGGTGCGGTAGCCGATGGACAGGCCGTCAATCGCCCCCATCTTGACCAGTTCCGCGACCTCTGCGCCCTTGGTGGCGCGCTTGGAGATCCGGCCCGCCATGTAGAGGCCGTTCTCATCTTCTCGCATCTCATCCCAAGCCCCGATCGGCTGGGAGGGATCGTGCTGCCAGAGCATCTTTGGGCGCTTGCCGCTGTCAATGCACTCTTTGAAAGCGCCGCGCATGACGATATCGCCGCCGCTGTCCACGTTGTCGAAAACGCTGCCATAGCCCGCGATCCGCAGGTAGTCATCGCTTTCCTCGCCCGCTTTCACCTCAAGCGAAGCAGCCTTGAATTCCAGCGCGCGCGCAGCGTCTTTCGTGTGCATGGTGCCAGCCTTTGCAAAGTTTGCAGGCAAGGTAACACATGGGCGCAAACTTGCAAAGTCCAGCGCTCAATCCTTCACGTCATGCACCACGGCGCAGCGGCAATTGATAACCGCGCCTCCGGGCTTTCCTGCCTCGCCCGGATACATGATCTTGAGCGGTTCGCCGCCGCCCCCGACCCATGGCATGTCAAACGGCTCGTCCATCTCCCGGACCTGCCCGTCCATCGACGCATGGTCAAAAGCATCGTCGCGGGCGATTGATCGGGTCCGCGCATCCTCGACGCTTACCCACTCCTTGACCAGTTCCAGCCCGCTTGCCTTGGCGGTCTCCTGCGCCGAATAGTTGGCCGCCCCGTGCGTCTCAGTTCGTGCGATAAGCGCCGCCCTCTGGCGCGACACGATCGGCACGCGGTCTGTGACGCTGCGCGCAATCTCATCGACGCCCATGCCTTCGTCCTGCCCCTTGGCAACGAGGTTCACGATCTGCGTCCGCGTGGTTTCAGTGACCGATTGAATGCGCCGCCTGATAGGCTCTAGCTGCACCCATTGCAGCGCCAGCGTGCGGAACAGCCGGGAAAAGAACCCCTCCTCTTCCTTCGTTTCTAGCGCATGGCCCATCGCCTTGCCGCGCGTGACGATCCGCTGCCCGAAAGCGCGCGCGCAGGACATGGCAAGCGCGCGGTAGATTGCCCGCATCGCCTGCGCGTGATCCTCAGACAAGGACGGGACATACCCGAGATCCCGGTAGGCGGACACAAGGCGCAGGCTTTCGCGCTCTATCTCCGCCGCGATAAAGCGCCGATGCTGGCCCTCCAGCCGGTCAAGGAGGCGCGACTGTATCTGCGCCTCGCGCTCGCGGCTGTGCGATATGAACGCAGGTCTGCGCGCCATTACGACCAGGCGGTGATGTCGGTCGCCGTGGTGCCGGTGCTGCGAATGCGCGACGCAAGCACCGGGTAGCTGCCGACAGGCAGCGTGCCCGTGGTGTAGGTCGCCCCGTCCTTGCTGGAAACGTAGGAAACGGTGCCGCTGCCGTTGATCGTGATCTGTCGGCACGGCTCGGTCAGGTCCGTGCTGTCATTCGGCGTCACGGCATATGCGCCGATTGCGGGGGCGGTCAGGCCCGGCTCTTTGTTGTCAAAGCGGTTTGCCATTGTCAGTCTCCATCAAGTTCACGGGCACGCGCCCGATACCAGTCACGCCCTGCAGCCCCGCCCCATAGCAGGGCAGACACATAAGCGGGGCTATCCTCGTCCGCCTCAAGAAAGCGCTCGTTCCGCGCCCACCATCGGTTCGCCTTCCGCACCCATGCCGCCGTGACGCTTTCTCCGCCTGCAATGTCGCGCGCCACCCGGATCGTGCCGGGTTCGATGCCGTCACCTGACAGCCCGTCCTCGTGCTTTTCAAGCCCGCGCCGATAGTTGCGGCGCATGGCGTCAGTGGGCGCAAACGTGTCTGCCTTGACTTCCAGCCCATAGGCCAGCGCCTTCGCGTCCTCGTCGGGAAGTTGAATGTCCGGGGTGCCGGGGATCGGGCGATACTCGCCGCCCTCTGCCTGCGGCTGATAGCCCATCAGTTCGCGGGCTTCCTCGCGGGTCAGGACGCCCTTGTCGTATGCGGTCACTGCGCGGTTGAACATGCGCTCCCGAAGCGCCTCAAGTGCCGGGATAGCATCCATGTCAATGCGCAGTTCCAGCCCATCGCCAAAGCGCGGCAGAAGCCAGTTGTTCAACTCGGACAGCAATTCGCGCATGAGCGGGATTACCGTGTCCGTGTAGAGCCGCTCCTTGGCTTGCTCTAGGTTGTTGAACGTGCTGGCGTCGTTGTCGATCAGGGGAAGCGGGACGCCCAGCGCGGAGGCCACATACTTCGCCGTTTCCTTCATGGTGTTGAGGAAGTCCATGTCGCGCGCGGATTGCGACAGCGCCACCCACTCCGCATCCTCTGCCAGCATCGGGATCTCGCCCGCGTTCTCGCTGCCCTGCATCCGCGCTTTGAAATACTCGCGCATCCTCTGGATGACTTCGCCGCTGGGGTATGCGCTCTTGAAGCGGACAAGGCCGGACGGGCGCGCGCTGTTGCGCAGAAGCGAGAAGTTCCAGCGCATTCCGGCGTTGTGCGTGTCCGCCGCCAATGCTGCAGCCATAAGCGGCGACTGACCACGCCAATAGTCTGACGGGTTGTAAGACTTCGAGAACATGACCTGACTGTCGCCAGTTTGAGGGTCCACAGGGAAGCGCCGCTTGTGCCGGTTGACCTCGTGGATGTATGCCGAAGGCAGCCCGCCCGCGCCCGGCTCGACCTGGACGTGCAAGGGGTTCAGGGGCCAGACCTCAACGGGCGGGCCTGCCTCGTTTGCCGCCACAGCCGCCATCTCGCCCATGAGCATTCGGTTTACGATCATCTCCGCAATCCAGCCTTCCCAAGTCATTTGGGGCGCGGGGTTGCGCAAAAGATCAAGCGCCGGGTGAGCCTCAAGAAGATCGCCACCGCTATACAGTTCGACCTGCAGCGACTGCGCCGCGCGCACGGCCTCCATGACGGCGCGGTAGACGATGACGTTTAGCTGAAAGCCTTCTTCGACGTATTGCTTACGCTTGTCGCCGCCGCGCGACCATGACGCGGCCATTGGGACCATGAAGGCCCCGCCTGCGGGATGCTCTTTGACTTCGGGCGCCGCGCTGCGCGTGAAAGGCCAGATCATTAAAGCACTCCGAATAGTTGCCCGTTGTCGCCGCCGACTTGAGGCTCCAACGCATAGCGCACAGCGTCCCAGCCATGGTTATGCGCGTCAATTATCTTGCTGGTCACGTCGCCGTTGTCATTGACCTTATAGCTATAAAGCCGCGCCTCTCGCTGCATATTAGCACATTCGGGGTGGATTACGATAGCGCGGAACGAACGCAGGAATTTGATGCCATCCTCTACGCTGCCGGGCCATTTGCGAACCGCCTGCGCGCGGCCCATGCCGTGCCTTTGCAGGTAGCTTATGCTTTCGGGACGAGCGCTGTCCCACCGGCTTACTTCGCGCGCAAAGCCCGGTATCGCGCCAGTAACAGCTTGGGCGGTATCGTCCAGTTCCAAGCCCGTGCGGAACATCTCGCGCCGAATGAACACCTCCTGCCCGTTGGTCCAGACTTCAACGGCTGCTGTCGGATCTTGTGAGAAGCCGAAGTCGCCCCCGTAGAATGGCCCGCGCCACGCGGCCTCTCGCTCGTTTGGCTCAAACTCTCGAACCTCCACCTTGCCCCAGAATATCTGGGCGTTGCTGTTTTGAAGGTAGGCACCCTCCCAGATGTGGGCATATGTCGCCGGGTCGAGTAACTCCATCTGGCGACGACGAAGCTTGTCTAGCCCTGCAGGGAAGAACGGGTTGTCGTTCCAGTTGACCTCGGAGACCAAAGCGCGCTGCGGCGCAGATCGGCGAAAGCGGTTGTCCACTGGGGAATGTTCGTCACGCGGGTTCCAGATCGCCCATAGCTCTGACTTGGGTTGGCGGAATACCGTGGCCTCAAGGGCAAGCCATGATTGCTCCGGCACATCCTCGGCTTCCTCCACGATGGTCAGGTCCACCTTGGCAAGCGACTTGATAGATTGCTCATTCCGTCGAAGCCCGCGAAAGATGAATTCCGTGCCGTTAGCCCCGCGCAGGTAATCCCTGCCCACATCGTAGTGCGCCGAAAGCCACGGCTCCGATGCGATCGCGGCCTTCAATTCGGCATGGAAGCTTTCTGCGATGCTGGCTTGAAACTCACGGGCGCAGAGAATGCGGAGCGGCTCGGCATATCCCCATATTGCTGCCATAAGCGCGGCGGAGAATGACTTGGCGGATCCTCGCCCGCCATATGTGGCGCGGTATTCAACGGAACCGCGCGGGGGGGCGTAGACGGCTTTCAGCTTGCGCGGAAGCTTAATCGTCGCCGTTGTCATCTTCTGCGGCTTGGATGACGATTGTAGACGGCTTTGGCGTCATGGTTCCGTCGCTGGACGTGTGGTCGAGGCTCTTGCGATCGTGCCAATCGTCAGCCGCGCGGTTCTTGAGGCCGAAGATAACCGCTGTCGCATTGCCCTCG